ATTTCAAGATAAAATATTTAGACCCATTCAAGGGCTTCGGCAACTGTTGGAAATTGTTCGGAAAACACCTTTTTACATTCCAGAGCAATGTCCATATGCTCCTTCTGAGTGCCATTAGCAGAACGAAGATTGATATAGTGAATCCAACTACGGCAAGATCCCGTCATATAGATACGTGTAGGCGTCGCTAAGGGCAATACAAACCTTGCACACTCTTTTGCCACACCGTGTGCAAGAAGTTCCTTGTAGAGTTGCATAGAGTGTGCAAAATGGTCTTGAATTTTACTCTGAAGACTTAGTTTCTCATAGTCACCAATATCATCAATTGAGTTCTGACGGTTCTTAGTGTCCTGACGGCGAAGGTCAGGAACAGGAATATAATCACTCAATAAAGAACTATCTGCATAGCGTTGTGAAAATTCTTGAAAAGTGAAGCTACGGTGGCGAAGTATCTGAGCTGCGATACCACGATTCGTTTCAATTTCAAGACTCATAGTGCTCTGCTCAAAAACAGACCAATGATTGTGCTTAATACAATAACGTAGCAAACCCGCATAGTTTTCAGAATCTTGATTCGCTGGATTAGAAACTCTAGCAATATATGCCATTGTTTGTTCTGCATCGGGAGTCACACTGATAAGTTTTACGGTCATTTCTTTCCAAATCCTTTTGATGTTTTTGCTTCAAGTTCTGCGAGTTCTTCTTTAAGAGTTCGCAGTTGTGCTTTCATTTCTTTAATTTTTTCATCGGTGTAAAGATGATCTTGCTTCACCAATCGTTCTAAAAGTTTAATAAGTTCTCGTGCTCTACTAGTCATCTAAATCAGAATCCTCAAAAATTTCGTCGTAATCTAAAATTGGTCTTTTTCTGACTTCTGGTTCCGTATACTTGTTATATGCAGAAACATCAGAATAAACTTCTGCTTTCAGAGAATCAACCAAGAGTTCTAGATTACGAACAATGAGTTTTAGTTTGTCTCTGTCCATAAAATATTATTCTCTTGAGGTATTTTAACATAAAAAAAGGAGGGGATCAACCCCTCCTGTTAAATATTGGTTCCATATCTAAAACTTGTTCAAACCACTCTTTAAGATGTATGCGGTAACAAGACCAATACTTACACCCACGATAGGTAAGTTGATAACAAGCAGGTTCTCTGCTGTCCTTATCCATATCGTCCCAGTGGTAATGGTAATCCACTATTTAAAAAGAAATTGAATATAAAGAGACAATAAAGTAATTACAACCGCACAACCTGCGGTAATTTGTAATACTGCGAACATCACTTTGCTCCAACGAGTTGTGCTAGTTGTGCTTGGTGACGACGCTCTTCTTTTTGTTTTTGTTCTTTGATGAGTTGTAGGAAGTTTAGCTTTTGCATCACTTGTGTCCCTCCTTTACAAACTTAACACCACGATAGGTTTCGTTGTATTGTTGGGCTTGTTGTTGCATTTGTTGTTGATACTGAATACGCTTTTCGGTATCGTACTCAACACCTCTGTAAACGACTTTAGACATTAGGTTTTCTCCTTAGTTTTTGAGGTTAAAGAGCGTTCCTTCAGTCGGCTTTTGCGTCTATGGGGCAATTTTTTGGAGAAATCTGTTTGATCTCCCAAATTAAATCATTCTTTGCTTGTTTAGGAAGATCTTGTTGATAGACTCTTCCAGCAATTAATTGTGCTTGTAAGCAAGTTAGAATGAGTGCTTCCATAGATGAACGATCCGTTCCGAGTCGGCTTACTTCCGTCCTATTTGATTGTTTAGCACTTAAGTTTCACAACATCCTTTCGGAGTTCTGACAGCAATCGGTCTTCTCTTCTTTGGTCTACTACATCGTCGTTTTTAACGATGTCCATTAGTTCCCACGCTGCGTCGCAACTTATTGTCACCTGATTGGATTTAGCAAGTTGAGGCGTAGAAAAAGAAAGAAGTGGAACCCATGCTAAAAGCAAAAGTGCTTTAGCCATAGGATGAACGTTAGGGGATTATTATACCCCTTTCATTCTATATATGCAAGTAATATCTTAAAACCGTAACAATAGATACAAAAATGTATCAATATTATACTATTTTATATCACCCACCAGGTTTCATTTTAACACCAAGTTTTTGCTGACGCTTAACATCAGATTGTCTTGCTTTTGCAAGTGCCTTTTGCTTCTGAGCAGCATCATGCTTCTTATAAGCACCTGCAAATAGTGATCTACCAATTCTTTCGAATGGATTAGAGGAAGTTCTTGCTAGAGTGCTTGGATCTGCTGCTCTCTTGTAAACTGCCTTACCACCCTTAAACGCAAGATGTCCTACTGCTTCTTTTCCTTTGGCATCCCTCACTACTGAGGTCTTATCTAGTTGTACAGTTTTTCTTTGCTTGCCAGCACCAGTGGACATAAAGGCGGTTCCACCTTTACCCTTACTAAAGGTAGTCTTACCACCAATACCCGATAATCCACCCCCTGCTTGCGATTGACGCTGCTTCTGCGCCATCGCTGCCTTCTCTTTGCCAGTAGCACCTGCAACCACCTCAGACGCCTTTCCAGCGATTCCTGAACCCGCCATATAACCACCGATACCACCAACAACACCACCAACTGCAGTGCCCACAGGACCGCCCAGTGCGGTGCCAATAGCAGCACCACCTGCAGCTCCTGCCTTCATACCTGCTAGACCACCCGCTGCCTTAGTTGCACCCATTGCAAGAGCAGATCCAGTCTTACGTCCTCTTTGTTTTTGTGCAGCTGCTTCCAATCCAGTATCAAGAGCCACTTGTACTGGAGTTGCTGCTTTACCAATAAATCCTTTTAGTTTTCCAAATCTTCCAGCATCTTTTAATGCTGTAGATCCAAGTTCAGCAGCAGTTTTAACATTCTGTGCTCCTTTAAGAGCTTTTGTTACATTAGCAGCTGTTGATGGTTTAGGAGTTGTACCTCTGACAGTCGATCCAGGAACTTTGGTTCTTCTTGCTTTTAATTTTGCCTTCTGAGCAGGTGTTAAATCAGTCCTAGCATCAATTTCGTCAACACTCATTCCACCCCCAGAAGCGGGAGTACCTGATGCGTCAGACCATTTATCTGCTTCTGTGATAAACTCTCTAAAGGACTTCATTATTCTTCGACACTTTTTAGGTATTTATAAAAACCCTACAGACAAAAAAATACCTGGAAAAATTTTTCCAGGTATTTTGAAATCACTTCCGCTTTTTGGTTTTGGGTGCTTGATAACCCCACATCTTTGGGTTGTATCGACCATATCCAAAGTCAATACTCTTCAGATTCTCACGAAACTTATCCCAATACATATCAAACAAACGAGATCTCGTACCTCTTGTAAGATCAAAACAAATCTGTTCATCTACAAGATACTTGACGATGTAAGCATCATTCGGTGCTTCTTTTGTACAAACGTCAGCATACGAACCATTCTCAATCATAATGTCACAACCGTAGCGTGACTTGCAAGTTTCTTTTTCTGCTGATGTCCAATGATCCATATGCTTTTGGTTAGGTGTCGTTTCAGATACCTCAGTAATATTTGCTTCCATTATATACACTCCAATATAATCGTTCAGGAACGATTACCCCATTTAATATCAGGATAAGCTTCCGCAACAATTTCTTTAGTAAGTTTATACTTAGATTGCAAATTCTTATCTTTCACCAAAATAAGAATTTGTGCTTCGAGTGGATGTAGACCATTAAGGATATTGATAAACATCGTTTCTCTACGAAGAGAACTCAGACTATCGTTACCACCCTTTACAAAGTTATAAAACTTTTGATATTCTTTTCTAATTGTAGATTTTCCTTGATCAGATGCGCCAAGAGAATTAGATCCCAATTCTCCCATTTTATAAGCAGCATCTTCAATTTTACTGCTTAGAGTTCCACTGCTGGTGTTTTGTTCATCTAAACCACCATAAGGAACTTCACCTGGAGGAAGTACAGAAATAATGCTTTCATCAAAGTTCCAGATTAAAACTGATACTAGTGATGGATCTCTATACTTTTGCAGTACTTCTACTTTACGGGCATTGGTTCTCTGCTTATCAACAGCCTGCAAAACCTCAAAAGAAAAAGGATTTGCTGGAAGTTGAGGAATTGGCGCAGGAGTTGTTGCTTTCTTAGTTGTCTTTGGAGTAGTTGATTTACTCGTCGTCTTCGGTTTCGTCGTAGTCATAGTCGGTATTTTCAAATCTAAATGCAATCACTTCATCTGGGATCAAGTTTCCTTGAGAATCGAACATTTCGGGATGAGGTCTAGGAACTTCTCGATAATTCATCATATACTCTCTCGCAGTCCATCCAGTTATAAGCCCCACTAGAAGAAACAAAATAGTCAGAAAGGATCCAAAAACTAAACTTACTGCTAACATTTTTCTGCCCTCCTTAGGGTTCTTATTTTTTAATTCCCAAAGACACTTCA